AAGCGAACGATGTCATGACCGTGTCCCGTGCTGGGACTAAAATGGCAACGGAGCGACTCATATGCGCCCCGCCCGAGTTCTAAATAGTTTGTTATCTGGGTCGTTGAGCCAGCGCTTCATGGCTGCCGGGTCGTCAACAATGCCCTGCTGCTTCAGTCGGTAGAACAGGGCCATCGGGATCGATGCTACCTTGCTCCACTCACCCCACCTCGCCCGTTCGTCGGTCGAGTTGTACTGCTGCTTGTTCTTCTCAATGATGTCGCCGACTTCGAAGACCGTCTCGATCTTCGCTTCATCCTTGTCGGCGTCATAGTGCCACCACTTGGTGGTACCGGTTAACGGGTCATAGTCAAATAATTTCTTGGACATGCGTCCTCGAGGATAGTGGGCGGAGGCATATCCCTCCGCCCACTATTTTGACCATTATTAGGTCGTGGTCAAGTCCGCAGCCAAACCATGGGCAGCTTCGGTGTTGACCTTGAGGCCCCACTCGACAACGATCATGCGCTTCTCGGCGTCGCCGGTCTTCGCAAGCTCAATCGTCTGGAAGGGACGCAGGTAGCACACGCTGGCGTACTCAGGATCGAGCACGAAAGCGTCACGCTCACGCTGGAAGCGGTTCGGAACCACCGAGACGGCACCGAAGTCGCTCACATAGACGTCAGCGGCACCGATGATCACGCCCGGCTTGTTGCCGGTCACTTCTCGGCGGATCTCCGCGATACCAGCAAAGGCCGATACGCGCTGCTTGTTGACCGGGCCAACCATCAGCACCTTCGGCGTACCACCGGCCGTCCACACCTTCTGGATCACGCTCTTGAGGATCGCTTCCGTGAAGGTGCGCTGGTCGGCAGCGAGCGAGTCCGTGCGGGTCGCGTTCGGCTGCGTGGTGTAAGACGGGTCAGCACCGCCCGTGCCCTTGTCCGTGTTCGTCTTCAAGAAGGCGAGCAGCGAACCAGTCTTGCGGATAGCAGTTGAGACGCCAGCCGAGCCACCCGAGGCAGCTTGGTTGGTGAGCATGATGCTCTCCATGTCGCGCTTCAACTCAGCCGAGCGCTTCGCGAGCTGGTAGGCCAACTCCGAGCGACGGCCAGCCTTGTCCACCGACTCGAGCGTGCCCGAGAGGATGAGCGTCTTGCGGCTGACCTGCGTGTAGTTGCCCAAGCGAACCGTGGCGGCAGTCGAATCGTAGGACGACACGTCGTCACCTTCGATCTGCGCGTTGGTCGTGGAGGCAGCAGCGAGCGAGTCCGTCTGCCACTCGAAGAACGTGTTCTTGACGCTCTCGCGGCCGATGTTCGACATGAACGGGGTCTCTTCCGGCGAGATGTTGTAGATCACATTCGAAAGAGACTCACGGATACCCTTCGCATTGAAGGTATCAAAAGTATTGCTAGTCTGAGACATTGTCCTTTACCTCAATCCAAAAATTGTTCGAACACTGCGGCTGCATCTCTGGTGCTGCCGCTCCGTTGTAACTTGGAAAGAGCGTCGCGAGACTTCACAGACTTGGTCGTTACCGGAACAGAGACGCCTGCCTTCATCGGCTTCGCCTTCTGCTGGATCTTCGGCCGGAGATTCTGCTGACGACTCATAACCTCGTCATACAGCATCGCCTTGCGAAGAGCCAAAACGGCTCGAGCGTCGTACAGATCGGAAATCTCATCGGTCGTAAAACCGAGTTTCTCCGTCGCGTAGCTGACGATCTTCGCCTTCTCTGCGCGCGCCTTCGTGGCATCGCGCCATTCCGGTAACTGCTCGAGGAGCTTGGTGCGTTCGACCTCAAGGGTCTGCTCCGCTACCTGTTGCTCCTCTAGTGCCTGCTTCTCGGCCAGAGCACGGCGTTGGTTTTCGACCCAAGCCTGCTGCTCCTGCCGAGTGCGCACCAGCTCACGCTGCCGTACCCATTCGACGGGATTCTCTTGGTAGAGCCTGTCCCAGTCGATCTCCGGCGGCTGTGCTGCCTTTAGCTGCGCCTCCAGCACCTGCAATGTCTGTGCGTATCGCTGCCGCTCTTCCCGCGCTTGTGCTGCCTCTGCTTCGGCGTTCTTTCGTGCCTCGGCGATGGCCTGCGTTTTGCGCGTGTAATCTGCGGTGCGTGAGTAGCCTTTTAGCAGCTCATCGAGCGGCACTTCGACTTCTTCCCCGTCAACCTTGACGCGGAATGTCTGCGCTGCTGTCGGAGCCTCATCGGCATCCTCATCGCCTTCTGGTTCCTCGACAGCCTCAACGTCAGCCTCATCGGCTGATGCTTCAACTGCCTCCTCACCCTCGTCCGTTGCTTCGGTTTCAAGCTGCTCGTTTTCGCCTTCTTCAGCGGCGAGCATCTGCTCGAAAACATCCTGCGTGGACTGTATTGTTCCGGGGGGTGTACCCGTGCCGGTTTCACTCATAACTCTATTTTGCGGGATACAAGACTATCTGCGCCCTGCTATCCGATCAATTTCTCGGCGTGCGACGACGCCATTCTCGAGCACGATTCGCAGGTGGTTGCGCACCTGATCCAGTACCTGCGTCGCAAGCCACAATCGCTCGCGCTCTTCAATGTCTGGTAGCTTGCTGGTGCGCCACGCTGCGAGGTATTCCCGCTCCATCGAATCGAGTGTTTCGTTCAGCAGCGGGTTGTTGATCAACTCCTCTGCCTGCATGGCGCGCTGCACGTCAATGTGCGGGTTGCGGTCACTCAAGCGAGAAGCCCTCGCTTCGGCTTACCCTTCATCGCCTTCTTCAAGAACTTGCCGCCCTTGTCTTCTTGGTTGAATTCCTTGGCCACCTTCATCGGCACGCCGACCTTCTTGGCGAACTCTTTGGAGTGCGCAGCGGCGGCCATCAGACGGGCTTGTTTGGCGGATTTACTAGGCATGATCAGTCCTCTAAAAGTCCGGTCTTACCGCGCTGCTTTTTCGGCGTTGCGGCAGTAACGTCAAGTCTCTTGTTTACTATATCAGTCAGTCGCTTTTCCAAGGCCTCGCTTCTGCGAATGTTGCCCGGAGAGAATGATGGCGGATTGGCCTCAAGAGCTGCCAGCCTTTGTCCGTATCCAGCCTGCTCGAGCAAAGATCGATATTTCGGATCTTTTGTCAGCAATGTTGCAAAGTCGGCCACGCCTCGAATCTTGTCTTCGTTAATGACGCCGCTTGCGACCAGATCGCTGATGGTGACATCTTGTCCGCTCTTGAGTAATCGCTGGCGCTCTTCAACCGCTGGCTTAACGTAAGACCAAACTGTTTCTTGCACTTCTGCAGGAGTCCACTTCCTTCCGGTTGCCTCCTCAAGCACCTTTGCCGCCTGTCTAGCATTGACGTTGGCGGCATAATATCCAGGACCCTTCATGCCGAGCTTTTCTCCGCTTGCAGCCTTTCTCGCGGCTCCAGCAAACAGATCCTGCATGATTCCGTATGCGTTGGCCATCCATGTATCGTTGGTGACTTCCGCCATGTCTCCGAGCAGATTTCTCATGAACGAGTCAACCTTTGGCCCTGACAGGATCAAAGATTCTGGATCTGCTGTGGCCAATGATCTGACGCTGTTGTTTGTCCATGCATCAAGAACAGATACACGTCGAACCAAGTCAGCGTTCTCTGGAGATGCGTCAGAGAATGCCTGAATTCGTTTCAGAAGCGCTGACTTTGACTTTGACTTGATGCCAAGTCTACTTCCGAGCGACTCCAGCTGAGACGCGCTTCTTTCCGCAAGAGGAGACTGCTGTACGCTGTCGCCCATGATCTTAATAATTGAATCTCGATCAGTCGGGCGGCCAGATGCGTTCCAATTTTTCCATACACTCAGTGCGTTTTGCAGGTTTGACTCAACACTGGTTTGAGGAGAAAGCGAAGAGAGCAACGCAGTAAACCGCGGCGCGTCATCTCCGAATACCGTTTTGATTGCGTCGCCGCTTGTCGAGTACCACCCAAGCTTGGCGCGACCGGCATAAGCCATTGCTGCCGTATCCTCTGGGTTCATGGTCTTGTACGTCTCGAGAAGGCCGCCAGTTTTTTCGGCGCTCTTCGGCGTAATCTCTTGGAATTCTTTTTCGGTTAAGAACTCGCGCAGCGTTCCATAAAGCTGCGGGTTTGACTGACGTAAAGCTTCCGCCTCTTGCTCGGTCAATCGAACCATCTGGCCGCCGGGGCCGCGAAACATGCGCATCGGATTCAAAAACGAAGGCAGGTATTCGCCAGCAGCCTGCGGACTCTGCAGTGCTTGTGATGCGCGCTGCATTTCTGCCTGCGCCATCTGCGTCATCATTTCACGCGGGTTTTGAGTAAAGGCCTTGCCTGTCTCATATGCGCCAAGAATCCCACCTCGCACAGTGCCGAGCGGGTCTTGAACAAATCTCGATCCTAGATCTGCGGCGCCGGTGGCAAGATTGCGTCCAAAGTTATAGACGCCCTGACCAAACTGAGCAACGGCCGGAGATCCAGCGATTGCTTCTTCAATCGCTTGCGATTCTGGATCTAAAAGGCCCGGCGGAATTCGCTTTCTACTTGCCATCCTTTTTATTCCTATATTTCTCGAGTAACCGCCGCCCCTTTGCGACAGCGCTGGATTTATCCCCGTAATGCCCCCACGCCTCAAGACTCAGCTTCAGTCGAGTCTTATCCCCTTGCTCGTCTGTCAGTAGTCCGGGCATCGACCCCATTCGGGTCAAGAAGCTGCCCTTACGGCGCAACTGCTCTGGCGTCTTAGGCGAACCCTTGACTGGTGCCTTGAGTGTGCCACCAGTCTCTGCCTTGTAAGACGCGCGCCCTTTGGCGTTGAGGCCGCCCTTCTTGGACTGCCCCTCGGCGCGTTGCCACGCCGGCGTCTTCACTTGCGCTTCTTCGCCGTCTTGGCAGAAGCCTTAAATGCCGATGCAGTCGGAGCGCCCTTGGCGCCCGGATTGCGCATCTTCTCGCCGCTGCCAGCCTTGATCCGCTCACGCTTGGCGTGAATGTTTGCGTATAAACCTCTCATGTCGCATCTGCTCCGCTGATGTAAACGCAGATTTTGTCTGCTGTGTCCGCCTTGACCTGAATTGTATCGCCCTCGTTCATGATGGCGAGTCCGTTCCAGTTGTAAACGCTGTTACCGTTTATCAAGAAATTGTACAAAATCGCGTTACTGATTCCAGCGGTTCCGCCAGACGGAACAACGTGGACGTAGACATTATGGTTGTTATTCGTGACAGAGCAGAGGTTGATGTCCTTAATGTAAGTGCGGGTGAATGCCGGGGCGGTGTAAATAGTGACGTAGGACGCGCTTACTATTGCGCTCCCTAATTTTTTGCCGACTATGTTTTGGTACTGTCCCATTAAATCCCACCTATCCAATACAAGACGTTGAGACTGTGCACAGAGGCGATCAGCTCTCGATTGTTGTTGTCAACTTGGTTGAAGTACAGCTTGAGCTGATTGTTCAGCAAGTGCTGGTACTGTTGCGAATACTGAGGCGGTGCGTTGTTCGGGCTTGGAGCCTTAGACTGTCTAATGTCTTCCATAGAAGTGCTTCTCGTACACTACCGTCTGGGTTTCATAGCCAAAAGTCTTTGCGTGTTTCTTCCAGCCGGGCCGGCCAAAAAACTCCACGCCCCAACAACCTTGATCTCGAGCAAACTGCTCCATCGTCTTGTGCATCTGCTCTTCGACCAGCGCCTTCGTATGTGGGCGCATGGCGCAGTGATGCACTTGGAACATGAACTTTCTAGGATACCGCTTGACCTCTGTCAGAAGGTATCCGTGGATCACTCCGGTGTCAGTGTCGATGACTATCCAAAGTTGAGACTGTGGAGCCAGCGCAAGACGCGCGATGTCATCCGCGTCCATGCGGCCTTCAGTCCATTCCACTGATTCTTGCACCAGAGCTTGAATGCAGCCCAGTGCTTCAAAAATGCGGCCCGGTGGGACATGTTGAACCTCAACCTGCATTAGAACCGAAGATAGCTCAACTCGGCGACCGGCGCCTCTGGGCCAGTGCGATAGTCAGGCATCACTGCCGGCGCAAGATCTGGCGCGGGCTGCACAAACGGCTGCACCTCTGGGCGAGTGCGGAACGGATTGCGCGGACGCTGTCGGCGCGGCTGCGGCTGCCCTCCAAGACCAAACGCACCGCCGTAGTATTGCTGCATGAACTGGTTCGCGACCGAGTCATTGATGGTCGGTTGCTGCGGAGGCAGGTAGCCGAGGCCAACTTGACCGTATCCGCCAAACTGATTGTATCCGCCCATGCCGCCGCCCATGCCACGGCCGCCAAAGCTGGTGCCGTAGCCGCCGCTGAACGGATTACTAAAGCTCGAGCCAAACGGATCGGTGTAGCCGGTGCTGTAATCACCACCAAAGCCCATCTGAGCATACGGGTTCGACATGCCGTAGTTGCTCATGCCAAACGGATTGTATTGGCCGCTGTAGCCGCCCATGCCGCCAGTTTGATACGGATTGTACGAGCCGTACATCCCGCCCATACCGCCATAGCCGCCCATGCCGCCCATGCCGTAGCTGGGCTGCTGCGAATATCCGTAAGACGCGCCGGTGCTCATATCTGCCTCACTAGACCAAAGGTGGAGCCGGTTGCGCCGGCGGGATAACGATCTCAGGGATCACAGGTTGCTGCGTGCTCGGCGTTGCTATGCGAGGCGCACGCATCATGTCATGGATGTGTTGCAGGTCGACCTGCGCGCCGTACTTGAGCTGCGTCTCGTAGGCTTGCAGCATCAACTGCGCTTCGGTCTTGTCACGCTCGCGATCGTCTGCGAGCAGCATCTTCTGGCGATCCAGTTCCAAAGCCGCGGCCTTGTTCTGGATGTCAGCCTGAATCTTCTGCGTCTCAACCTGCGCCAGAATCTGCGCCGGATCAGGCGGCGGCGGAGGCGGAGGCGGCTGCTGCACCATCGCAGGATTGGTGAAGAAGTCGGCCGCATTCTTAAAGCCCGACGCCTCGACCAACTTGGTGAGCGTGTTGTAATACTGCACCGGCGTCACGAGCGGGTTCTGCGGGCCAAGCGTCTGCAAGATCTGCTCTTGCTTCTGCGAGATGGCCGTGAGCGTCGCGACGCGCTGCTCTTCCGTACCACCGCCAAGTGCGACGTTGATCTCAACGTCCATCTCTGCCTGCCAACCTCGCGGGTCAATCGGCACCCACTGATTACGAAGGCGCACCACCCGTGGGCGATCTTGGTTTTCAGTGACCAGCTTGAGAATGCCCTTGAACAGGGCGCGCATCCCGGTCTCGGCGAAGATACGGGCGATCAGCTCAAGATGCTGCTGCGCGGCGCTGACGGTCGCTGCGACCGCCGCACGGGTAGTGCTCTGGAGTGCGCCAGCGTCTAATCCCATCGCAGCCTTGGACATGCCGGTGCGCGTCTCGCGAACCTCGTCCAGATAGCCGAGCATGGGGAATGCCGCTTGACCCACAAATGGGACAGAGAACGGCTGAACCATTCCGGGGGCACGCTGTCTAATCACGCCCCCGACTTCGGTGTTCAGCACGTCATCCATGTTGACCTGCCCCTCGACCACGCCCACTCGAGGGTGGATGGCGAGCGACAGAGAATCGAGCATGTTGCGCATGACCGCAGACTTGATGCGCTGCAAGTCAGCCGTCATGTCAAAGATTGACAGACCAATGAGCGCATGCGGCTCCGGGTCTGGGCAGAACAGGGCGAAGGGACGATGCGAGCAAGGCTCGTTCATCACCACCTTGTAGCCGTGGCCGATGGTGCAGATCTTGCGAAGCTCTGCGATGCCGTCTTTGTCGTAGTCGATCGGGATATAAGCCTCGACGTAGAGCACGCGCTTGTCATCCTGCGTGCCACCGGGGCCATAAGCCTGCGCATACGGGTTGCGAGCCAGATACTCATCGTTGGTATCTAACTCAAAGACGCCAGCCTGCTCTTCGACTTCGTCCTTGTTGTAGCCGAGCGCCACCAAATCCGACACCGTCATCATGCGGCGATGCGCAACGATGGTGGCGTCGTGGATGCCGGTGGCACGGCGGTCAATCAGGAACTCTTCAGGCGGAACAGCCTCAACTCGCACGCGACCGTCGCGCATCTCGCGCTTCAACTCGACCGAATAAATCTGCGGCGCCGTGTACGGCTGCCCAGTCATGGGGTCGAGCATCGGCTGACCCGTCATCGGGTCGACAGGCGGCTGGAAGCTCGGATCATCCTCTGAGCCAATCGCCGAGCCGACCACATCAGGCTGATCCAGGAGCAGGGTCAGTGATGTCTCATCGAGGCCGGTGTAGTGCTCAGTCTTGATCTTGGTCTTTTCTTCCCAACAGAACTTGACGATGCCGAGCGCACCACGCAGGGCATCCTTGAATGCGGAATGCAGGACTAGGAAGCCGTTGTTGTCGCTCTGGAAGATGTAATTAATGTAATCGGTCGCCTGCTCGGCTGACGCAATATCTTCAGGGCCACGCGGTACAAACTCGACCACCTTGGAGGAGCCGAAGAAGACGCGCATGAGCGAGGGCATGATGCCGTTGATGGTGTCGCGCACATCGGTGCTGACAACCTGCGAGCGCCCTTCTTCTTCGTTTCCAAACGGCTCGCCGCGATAG